TAATATTACCGGATGGCCGCTTTGGTGGACGCGTGGACATTGGCGCATGGGTGGGTCCTACGGAAATCGCTAGTGCGTTCCAGTAGTTGGAAAAGGAGAGCATGTGGTCCTGTTGACATTTTTATTATAATGAAAGTGCGCGAGTGTTGTACTGACACGTGGCATGAGGGATGTTTACTATCATTGTCGTGGTGGGTCCGTTAAATAGATGGTAATGGGTTTAAGGACTGGTATATTTGGGAGCCACGTGTATGCATGATAGTGTCTCTGATGTGTATAAATATCCGAGCATGTTAAGGGGTTCTACCACACCATGTATACTACGCCTAGGCGTGGGTATAGATCAGCGTATAGGCCTCGTGCCATACGTCGAAATTATGCGAAAACTCCGTATAAACCGGTAACGAAACCGTCCGTTAACAGAAGGATAACATTTGATTCGGCGAAACAGGTGTATGTGAGGAGGTCGATAGAGGATGTGCACAGTGGTGCGAATATGCAGTTGGCTAATCAGGGTCAGCAAACGTCGTATGTGAACTTTCCATCTCTCGGAGTTGATGGTAATGGGGGTAGGTGTTTCGATCACATTAAGCTGTTAAACCTACGGGTGTCGGGGACCGTTAGCGTCACGCAAATGGGAGGAGACGATCCTATGGGAGAGCAGTCTCTATTGAGGGGTATTTTTGTAATGGCCGTTATTGTGGACAAAAGACCATTTGTCCCCGAAGGTGTCAACACGTTGCCTACGTTTAAGGAATTATTTGGAGAGTATGATACCGTCTACGGCAATCCTAGGTTAAAGGATAATATTCGACATCGTTATCGTCTGCTTGGGACCGTTAAACAGTATATAACTACGGAGGAAGCTCATGTACAAAAGCCGGTGAATTTAAGACGAAAGTTAAGTAACTCCCGGTATCCCGTGTGGTCTTCGTTCAAGGATTTGGATGCTAGTAGTACTGGCGGTAATTATAAGAATGTGAACAAGAATGCTATTCTTGTGAGTTATGTATGGGTGTCTTGCGAACGTAGCAAGTGTGACGTGTATGCACAATTTGTATTGAATTATGTGGGATGATAATAAAAATGTTTGAATTGTGCGCAATATCAACCATGTGGAGCAAGTGATAACAGTGTGGACATAAAGATAAATGTATGTTTTGTCAACGAAATATGATTAAGGGGGGAAACAAAGCCAGTAAATACAAAATACATATAGCTACAACTGTCTCGGTGTCTCGCATTGAGTTTTAATGAGGCATCGGTTAATGGTAGTCTCGATGAGGGATTCAAGGTCCTTGCGTGAGACTGTGTCCGATGGTGTTTGTGACACTGAATCGCCAGGGTCTAATACTGGTGTGCTTAATCTATATAGTCCTTGATATGGGTATTCGGTTGAGTCGTTGTCCGCGTCTAGTGGTCGTGTGGTCGGGTCGATGCGCATCGACTGTGATCGCATACATCCTATGTCCCGTTGGCCTGATGAGCATGGTAGGCCGATTTGTGATTTGGTAGCCCATGTTTCGCCAGGTAGAATGGTTATGGGCCTGTGGGCGATGGGTCTTTGACTATGGGCTGTTGGAGTTGGATTTAGTAATCTCCGTCTTGTTTCCCCTTTTTCCACGGACCAGAAGTCTATGCAATCTGTTGTGTATCCCTTGGATAATATGTTGATTGTGGGGGGCTTGAATCGTATGTCCGTGGAATGTTTGGCCGATGATAATCGGAGCTTCGCCTTGATGGATGCGAATTTCACGCCTTCGACGACGTTAGAGTCTTCGACTCTGTACATTATGCTCCAAGGGAGGGTTCTTGAAATCGAAAAATATGTTGAAGAGAAGTAGTGGAGGTCTACGTTGCAAGCGATTGGGAAAGTGAATGCAGCTTGAGCTGCGTCTTCAAGGCTGACGCGATTGTCTCGGATTTCGACGATGACCGACCCAGTTGCGTTAAATGGGACCTGGTTTCGGTATTCAATGATAATGTGGTCGATTTTCATACATCGGCCTTTGAGTCTCATGGTAGCCTGCTCGAATGAGCTAGGGAATTGGAGATGGATGGGTGCAGCATCGTTTGTTAATACATACTCGGTGCGTTTGCTGTGTATGTAAGTATTGTCTGTGACGGTGAATTGGTTGTCCATGCTAAGAAGTAAAAAACAAGGGTGAGGAAACGGATAGAAGAGATGTATAAAAGTGAGAACAAGGTTATAAAATGTTTAGAGACATGGAAACATATAGGCATTTGATACATATAAAAACATACTAAATCAGAACAATTATCATATATGTTTGACTGGCCGCGCAGCGGAGTTGAAGTCAGATAAATCGGCGAACAAAGAAAAAAAGCGAAGTGGGTTATGTGATGTAAATGACTTACTGAATCACCGGTGAAGCAGTCGTGAAGGAATGCGTCGGCGAAGGGCGAGAAAACAAAAAATAAATGTTAACAGTTAACGAAATAAAAGTTGAACGTAATGGGATAAAAAAGAAAAGTGATCAGATGTGATGCGCCGTGGCTTTAAAGTATATCGTATTGGGTCTTTATATAGGCGTTAATAAGTGACACGTGGTAGAGAGAGAAAGAAGAGAGAAGCGAGAGCATTCGGGGGACACTCAAAACTCCAGGGAAACGGTGGAACGGGGGGCAATATATATGATGTCCCCCAATGGCATATGTGTAAATAGGTAGACTTCCATTTGAATTGAAAAGTAGGATCTGTGTAATTGCGGCCATCCGAT